GTTCGGGTCACTGTTCGCGGGCCACCCGTTGTAACTGTTCCCGGATGCCATCACTCACCGCCCCGACCGAGGCACGTCCACCGGTCGAGGCACCGGAGCAGCTCACCACGGCCGCCCTCACCCCGGGCCCGGCCGAACACCTCAAGCGCCCGGAACAGGGCCGCCCTGGCGTCGCTGCGGGCCTGCACGATCGGGTCGACGTCGTACTCGTCCCCGATCTCGGATGCCATCACTGAGCACCCGCCTTGAGGGCCGCCCACCGGGCCTGCTCGGCGGCCGCCTCGTCGACCCACGCCAGCAGCTCGACCTCCCGGAGGTGCTCCTGCTCGGCGGTGACCTCCGCGTCCGTGGGGTCGCCCTCGGGGCCGGGGACGGCCGACCGGATGCTCGTCACGGCCGCATCGGTGTACGCAGGTTGCACCACGGCGGCGACGTGATCGACGTGCACCGCCTTACGCACCACGAGCGACCCGGCCCGCTCGGTCCCCGCCCTCGGGACGATCGACATAAACCCCACCGACAGGGCCCGGTGCGACGAGGTGAGGATGTCCCGGGCTTTTGCCGCTGACGACGGGTCGAGGCGGAACGTCCCGACGAGCCCCTCCGGGGTGTCGTGGAAATCGGTGCCGTAACCCATCCGGGCCCCGAGGCTCGTGTCGTGGGAGTACGTCAGGGACACCCGGTGCGGGACCCGCTGCGACCGTTGGAACGCCCCCGGGACGAACATTTCCCGGTACTCGATCACCCCGTCGTGGCGGGGCTCCACGATCGGGGCCTCGACCCCGTACGGGACGACGAGCCCGGTGACCGTCATCCCCGAATCGGGGTCGTCCCGCAATTCGAGATCGTCCGGGCGGAATTCCCGAATGTGCAATTCAGATACCGGCACTTGCGGTCACCTCATTCTCGGCTGCGGGGGTGGACGCCCCGAGCACGGGCAGTCGTTCCATCGCTCGGGCCTCGTCGACGGTCATAATCCCGGCCGAGATCATCAGGGTGTAATAGTTCGCCCTCGCGGTCGGGTCGTTCTCGATATACGACTCGGGGTTGATCTCCAGCTCATTACCGGCCGGGAGTGCCCACCCGGAAATCGCCCGGGTGATGAAACGGGACATCGGCCGCAGCGTGGTGCGCCAGTGCCCGGAGAACAATTGCGTGACATTCGCATATGTCATTGACCCGACGTCGACGGGCAGTGACAGCAGGAATGCGGGCACCCCGAGGAGCATTGCGAGGCGGGCGTCGGTTGCGTTCGAGAGTTCAGACAGCGCCATATCTTTGGGCAGGACCTGCAGCACCTGCAGCTCTTGGTCCTGGTCGAGGATGGCGGGGGCCCCGAACCGGTTCCGGGCCGATTCGATCCATTGCATCTTGAGGTTCTGCGCCTGCCCCGCCGACAGCCGGTATTTGTGTTTGAGCACCGCCCACGGGACACCGCCGTTGCGGGCGAGGTCGGATGCGTACCGCATGAATACCCGGGCGGCGGTGATTCTCGCCCCGGCGACCTCCAGCGGCCCGTGCCCGTGGGCGTCAGCAGGGAACGACGTGTACCGAATGTGCAGAATGTCGTCGGTCGCGTCGACACCGCCGATGAAATATTGCCGCAGCCCCGTCGAGGGGTTGATCTCGACGTTCACATACATCGGGGAAACGACGACGAATGTGCGGGGGTAACCGTCAGCGAACCGGGACGTCGCCACAATGAATGTCTCCCCGATCGCCTGATAGCTCCACCACGCCTGCTTAAAGAATTCGCTCCACGACGTGTACACGCTCGGCTGCGGGTTCGTGACCCATGCCGGGGACGGGGTGCGGGTCGCGTCCCGGGTCGTGTAAACGGGCATGTCAGCGGACACCCGGGCGTTCAGGTCGATCGCGGCCCACACGATGTCGAGGTCGGCTCCCCACCCGCCGACCCCGAGGGAGTTCGTGTTCGGGGTGTCCCACGCGGACGGCCACCCCGCCCACGCGGACGCCTCAAGCGGCGGGTCGTTCGAGGGGTAGAGCACGTGCTGCGACCCGAACCCCGCGTTATCGGCCGTGGGGTTCGGGCCGACGGTCCCGACGGGGTCGTTCGTGTTCGGGGTGACCCCCGATCGAGGGGGTAGTGACTGCGGGTCGGGCGGGCCGAATTGCCGCAGGGCGGGGACGATGAGCCCGCTCGGCCTAGTCGTTTCGGGCATGGTCACCGATTGTGCCCGCTGCGGGCCCTGACGTACATCAGGGCGGCCGTCGGGGGCAGGCACCACCGACGGCCGCAGCAGCAGATTAGGGTGTGAACGTCTCGTTCACAGTGCCCGGATCGTCAGCGATGAGTGCTGATCCATGCCGCCCCGAGGATCAGGACGAGCAGCAGCGACGACGTCAGGGCGAGGGCGTGCCAGTCATCCCGACGGGGTCGCACGACGGCCCCGGACGATCGCCGGGTGCACCCGATCGGTTTCCCTGATCCACACGCCCTGCGGGTTCGGGTGCATCCCGAGGGCGGCCGGATCGTGGCACTGTCCCCGGCTGCGGTGCTGATCGAACCCCGACGACCCGCCGAACGTGCGGTGGCACACCGAGCAGTGACAGCGACCGACCCCGGTCCACGTCTCGTCGCACCCCCCGCAGGACAGCCTCGGGGAGGCATTCTGAGCGGTGATCACGGGCATCCGGGTGTCCTAACCCTCGGGGGCGGTGTTCGGGGCTCCTGCGCGGCCGCAGTCGGCGGGAAACGCCTATTCTGCCCCGGGGCCCGGGTCACGCGACCGTCAAGCCACGCGACCCGGGCGTCGGGACCTCGACGAGCCGGTCGTGCAGCGTGTACCGCTGATCGACGCGGCACCACCGCAGCACGGGCCACGTCGCCGGGGACCGTTCGGACCCGGGCACGTGCATCCACCGGCCGCACTCCTGACACTGCCACTCGGCTGAGGTCCTGATGTACATCAGGCAGGGTCGGGCGGCGGCGGGAAATAGATCCCCTCGACCCGGGCCCAATTGGCTTGCACCGCCGACAGGATCATCCCGTCGGTGATCGCCAACTGCCCCCCGGTGAGGTAGGCGTCCGCGAACCCCGGCTCCGACGCGACGAACGGGGTGAACATTTGCGCCCCCGCGACCGGGGACCGCAGCACCGCCTCCGCGAGCAACCCCTCAAGCGGTTTCGCCTCACCGGTCACGGCCGCAGCGAGACGACCCGCGAACCCCTCGTCCGTCGAGAGATCGGCCTGCGCTGCGTAGCTCATACGACGTACCACCCTGCCATCGTGAAATTGTTCCCGGCCGTCAAACCGTAAGCCCCGGAGGCGTTCGGGACACCCTTACCGACCGCACCCGAGGCGTCCGTCGACTGCCACGCGGCCGACCTCGGGACCGTCGGGGACTCCGGGAAGAACGGCAGCGCCAGGGATGTCGCAGAGTCGATCCGGGCGAACCCCCCGAAATCCCCGGCGACGCCCCACACCTTGCACGGGATGACCTGCTGCACAATCGCGGCGGCCGGGCGGGGCAGCGACAACCGCAGCGGCCCGAGCCCCCCGCCGTTCGTCGCGACCGTCAGCTCGACGTGCACGAAACACAGATTTCCCATCACCGCGTAACGCCCCGAGATCGCCGACGCCGTGGGGTTGCCGTTGACCCCGGTCCACGCGGGCACGTACGTCGTCAGGGCGGGCGTCGGTCCCGGGGGGCCCGTGGCACCCGCAGCACCCGCAGCACCCGCAGGCCCGGCCGGTCCCGTCGGGCCAGCGGGCCCCTGCGGCCCGGGCGGCCCCGTACCGGCCCCGGACAACTCAAGCGCACGGATACGCAGCTTGAGGTCCTCGATCACCGGGTCGATCGTCACGGGTGCATCCTCCCCCGTCAGTACACGTGCAGCTCGACGTCCCGCCGTTGCCGCTCCACGGCCGCTGACGCCCACGCTGCGGCCCGCACGAGGTCCCACCGGTCCTGCGATGTCACCCGCAGCCCCGCCGTGCCCTCAGCGACCCGCAGCGCCTCGACCTGCTCCGCGAGATCAGGCGACCCGTAATGAGCCACCCCCTGCCGGGCCACGATCTGCCGGAGCAGCGACAGGGCCGCCCGGGTGTCCCCGAGGGTCATCACCTCGTGAGCGCACCCCAGCTCCAGCACCGCAGCATCATCCGCGAGGGCCGACCCGACGAGGACCTGCGACCCCGGGTGCTGCGCAGAGTGCGCCATGATCCACTCCCACCCGAGGCGGCGGTCGGCCAGGGCGTACGCCTCGACGGTGATCCGGTCGTCCCACGTCCGACCCGCTGCGGCGATCGCCACGGACACCCCCGCGTTGTCCTCGATCGCGAACGTCACCGGGCCGTCGATCTCGGCCTGCGCCTCAAGTCGCAGCCACTCCCCGTCGGGCAGCAGCGGTTTCCCGGACAGCCCGACGGTGTGATCCACCCGGTCGGGCCACCGGTTCAGGTACTGGCACGAGAACGCCTGCACCGGGTCAAGCTCGTCGACCTGCGACGTGCGGGTTTTCATAGCCTTGCGGAACGCCTTCTCCGCCAACAACTCTCGCTGCGCCGACCACGACGGGGACGCCAGCCGCCACCCCTCCCGGTCGTCGAGTGCCAGCCACGGGGGGCTGCTCCACTCCAGGATCAGGGCGTCCGCACCCGGCTCCAGCGCCATCCTGCGGCGGTCCACGAACAGCGACGTCGCCAGCGGGTGAGCCGTGCTGATGATCCCGATCTGCGGCCACAACCGCTCGGCCATCACCGGCTCGATCGCGTTCTCGACGACCTCCGCGAGGATCTCCCACGCCTCGTCGACGAGGGCGAACCCCGAGCTGAACCCGTAGATCGACGCCTGCGCGAAACACCGCCACCGGTCACCCGTCGGGGTCTGCACTTCCTGACGGCCCGCCTGCTCGTACGCCAACCACCCCGAGCCCCTGCGGGCCTTCGCCCACGCCCTCGCCTCCGCCTGCACCTCCGAGGCGTTGATCAGCTTGTTCCCGACGTGCGCCACGAGCTGCTGCTCCCCGATCCGCTCGGCCTGCTGCAGCCGCCACATCGCCAACTCCCGCAGCAGCCACGATTTGCCGCCCTGCCGGGCCAGGGACAGCAGCCACTCCAGCCACACGAGGCGGCCGTCGACGTCGTGCTCCAGAATTCGCCGCGCGGCGAGCCGTTGCCACCACCGCAGCGGACGGCCGCCCCGGATCGCGGCCGCCTTCTCGAACGCTGCACCGAACGAGCCGACGGCCCTCGGGTGCGGCGGGCTCATGTACCGGGGCCACCTCGCGTCCGGGGGGATACGCCGTAACCCGTTGAGCCACGGCACATCTCGCCAATCGGCCAGAGTCGAAACCGCAGGCATAGCAACGGATCTCGCCCGATCCGGGACGATCACCGCAGGTGAGAGGGGATCACGGCCTGCGGAGGCGGAAACTGGCAGAGG